CTATTCTTCCTTGTATTTTTCTATGATGCTTAATAACAACTTATAATATCTTATTTCTGTTAATTGACTATCATTGAACCACATATTGCACCTATCTAGTATAAACGGTACTACCCATGCAATAATTAACATAAATAGTCCAAAGAGTATTTTTACTTCATATCTATCTTCGGGCAATGCTGAAATGAATACAGTTACCATAATAGAAATCATAGCTGATAAGGTTATAGTCAAATATGTATTGCTACCCAATTTTAATGCATTTTCTAATTCATTTATTTTATCAATTACAATTAATTTTAAATATGACAATGATCCTTCTTGGCCACATATAGTTATGTATTGCTCTTTTTTATTATTTTCAATCTTTATAGAAAACTTACCTATTACATTTTGCATCTCGTTTATTAAATTATTAATAGAACAATCTTTAGTATATTCTTCATTCACCCCTAATGTTTTATTTGCTAATTTATACATCTTTTTTAAACTTTTATTCATTATAATCAACCTCCTGTTTTTAATATCGAAAATAATAAACATTTCTTAATTAATGATAAAATAAAAAATATATTTATAAATTCATAAAAGCACCTAACATTTCTGCTAGATGCTTTAATTTACCTATTTATTAACTTGTAAAGTTGATCTATAAGTTGATTTTTATCTCTTTGGCATTGAGGTTCTGATTTGTTTAGCTGCTGTGCTATGCTTACCCATGATGTTTTAGGCTTTGTAAAATATCTTAATTCAATGATCTGCTTTTGATATTCGTCTAAAGTCATAAGAAAATTATCTATTATTCCTGAAATCATATTTCTTTTATTCTTTTCCAGCTCTAACTTTTCTATTTCAGGAGTTATGATCTTATCTCTTCTTATAATCTCATTCTCTACATCTGAGTTGAACTTATTGGTTGGACCAGTCTTTTCTTCATATCCTATAGCCCTTAGAGAAATATCATTTTTTAATGCATTAATCTTTATATCTGTAATGTTGTTAAGCGCTTCTAAGTTTTTATGATTATATAAGTAATATTCTGTTTCCTTAAAGGCTTTATCATTCACTATATCACCTCATTCTGCTTATCTTTTCTTCTAAAGACTTCTTTTCTGCTTCAAGCATAGCTTTATTTTTCCAATCCTTCTTATTGATAGCGTGTCTAATATCTTTATTAATTTGATTTATCCTATCTCCGTAAACTTCTTTAAAATTAATACTCACTTTCCTACTACCTCCTTTATGAATGATTTAACATCACTTATTGCCTTTAGAACTGTTTCTATATCTTTTAAATCTGTTTTATTAATTTCTAATTCTAACAAGTGTCTATATGCAAACTCTAAATTGGGGTGAAAGCTCATAGGTCTCCATTGCTCATTACCAGCATTCTTACCTTCCTTTGGAATATATTTCTCACAAATAATCACATTATTTTCATCTGATTTAATTTTATAGTTTTCGTTTATCTTCATAGTAACTCATCCTTTCTACATAGCTTGTACTTTCTTAGTATTACGACATAAAAAAATACCGCATATTCTTTTGAATAATACGGTATTTCTATAAATGCATCTTAAATTTTATTTTCGTAATATATTAATATTTTTCTTTAGTAACTATATATCCTTTTTTTCTAGAATATAGCTCTAAAATATAGTTTAATCCCCAAAAAATTATTGGAGTCACAATAATAAATAAGGGTGGGTTTTTACTAAATATATACCATACAAAGTAAAAAATAAGCAATAAAAATGAATTGCATAACCCTAAAAATAATTGTGCAGTATAATAATCAGAATTTAAAATAGAATACTTATCATTTAACATATAAACAGCCTTTTTATTTTTGTAGCATCTAATGTTGTAAATAATAAATATCGTTGCAATAATACACCCAAGAGCAAATAATAAAATCATAATAACTCTCCTTTCTATATTATTAAACAGCATAATCAGTTACAAATTAATTATAACATATTTTGTAAATACCGTACTATTCAATTTTCAAAGAACATTTCTGTCGCACTTTCTACATAGTCTTAATTACTCATTATAAAATTTAACTACTGTCAATCTTTTTGAATTAGCTGGCCAATGCATATAAGAACCTCCACTTTCATCCATTAGCCTAGCCTCAATTTTATTATCATGTCCTAAAATTAAGCTTGTAACAATATGTTTATCAGTTTCTTCACCATCAAATATTACAACTGCACCTGGAATAATTCCTTTATTAATTGCTTTATGCATCTGATTAATTACATTCTCTTTTACACTTTGCTCTAAGAAACTTAATTGCTCATCTATTTTAATCACCTTCTTCAGCCTTTCTTGTAATTACGACTTACCAATTACCGAACCATATGGTTATACAAGTCATTAACGCATTACAAATATATAAAACTAAACATATAAGTATTAAAACTATAGATATTACTTCTATTCCTATTATTAAATTCTTAACCTTCCTATTTTTTATAAGCATTAATGGTATAATGTTGACCATGGCTAAGAATACTAATATCCCTAATAAAACCTCTATAGCATGCATTCTTGATACTCCTTTCTTCTAATATTAATATTCGTTTCTTAACTCTTACCAAGTTAAGCTTGTACGCTTAACTGAGATGCCAGGAGCTATAAAGCCCCTTTGTCACCAAATATTCCTTCTATTAAATTTCCATCTGTTTCTACTGGTGTTAATTCTCTCTCAACAATTGAATCAACATTTAAGTTTCTCATAGCCTCTTTGCTGTATTCATCAAACCATACTGGTTTACTATCTACTTTTAACTGTTTCTTATTAGTTTTTAGAATATAACCTGCTTTTGTAGCTTGCTTTCTAAAATCTCTCAACTTTAATGGAGTAAATTCCACGGATCCTACAGTCTTTGCAAAATTAACTATCTGATTAATCATTTCAGAAGTCCTTATATATAATCCTGTAGCTTCATCTCTAATAACATTTTTATAATCAGTAGCCCTACCATCTTCTATTATTTGATTAAATTCTATAATCATATTTTCAACAACTGAATTTACCCTCTCACCACTATTAAGGACTTCTTCTTTTATATCGCTATATATATACTCCTCATAATTTTCTATAATCTTAATATTATGTTGAGTGAGCAACTTATTAAATAATTCAATTCCAGTCGAAATATTAGCAGCTGTAACTAAAGGCCTATCTTTAAATTTTCCCTTAAACTTTTCTTTTTGTTTTTGAAATAGCTCTTTGTACTCTTCAGTAGTTATACTTAATGCTTGCTTTATCATGCTATACCCTAGCTTATTTAATAATTGTGAGTGAGCTTTTAACCACATTAAACTCTTATGCGATTTTTCTGTTCTATCCTTACTAGATAAATAGACTATACAACTTCTTTCGATAGCGGCTTTTTCACTGTTAGGATAACTTTCCTCACCTACTAAAACCAACGGTCTGCTTAATTGAAAATAAATTGTACTTAGATCCTTTTGCCCTTTCTCTACTGATTGTCTATCATATAAATTTCTAAGCAAATTAGATATTAATGAGTTTTGCTGAACATTCATTTCACTAGGTTTATATTCTTCAAAGATTGTACAGTAATTTCCTCTACTTAAGTTTGCTATAAGCGGAAATTCCTTAGTTAATCCAATTGCATTCTTTGAGTTTGTTGGATAATTTAATATAGGTAATATTGTATTCTCTGTTATTGTTGTCTTACCACTTCCAGACTCTCCTATGATCAATAAGTGATGTAATCGTCCATTTATCTCAGCATTATGTGCAACCAATAAATTATTAAATATTGTTCCAATAATACACGTAGTTTTTTCTGCATTAGTAAATTTAAATAAATTATTCTTGACTTCTCTCAACTCATCAGTAGAAATATCCTCAAGTCCTTCTAGTTCTATTAGTTTCTCCTTTGACTTTATAGAAGTATTAATATTTCCAAATTGGTCCAACGCTCCTTGATTAGTCACAAGCAAAAACTTATTATCCTTCTTGATAAACTTATTCCCATTATGAATTTCATCAATTTCAATAGCCCAATATTTGTTTACCCACATTTTTAGTAAAGTTAATGCATCTAATTTTCCGTTAAAGGTTAAATCCATAGTTCCTAAAAACTTTCTAAAAGCTCTTACATCATCAAATACAGTACTTACTCCTAGCCTTTCAATTATTTCACCTGTTGAACTTAAAAGCTTTAATCTTATTCCTTCTACATCTTCCTCTACATACTTTAACCTTGAGGCTTCTAAAATTCTAAAGTCAGTAATATATATCTTTTTATCTCCAGCTTCATCATCTGAATTTATTTTTGTTTTATAAATTCCTCTTGAGTCTTGCTGAAGTTCAAATTTATTCTTTAGATCTAAACTTCTACTGAAAGCATTAAGCAAATCCTTTTTACTATGTCCTGACTCTAACCAATCAGTTACATCTTTATTGTCACCTAATGACTTAAGCCCAGGTAAATTAATTTCTTTATACTCTATTGAATTTTTGAAAAATTCTTCTTTAATCTTATATTTGTATTTCTCTCCTGCTTCTCCAGTATCCCCTAGGACATAAACCTTCATATTTTCTGTACTAATAACACTTAATTCTTTACAACCCTTTATTGATGTTGCTACAAAGTTTTTATTTTTAAAGATATTATTTATCATGTTTGCATCTTTTTCGCCCTCTACAAAGATGATAACCTTGTTTTCCTCTATTCCTCTTAATACGTTATATAAATTATACGGAACTTCATCTGATCCTCGATTGTTAATTACTTTATCACCTTCAATATGATAATAAGGTGTTTCCTTTTTACCATCAGGTTTTCTAAATTTAGCTTTCCAATAAATAGCTTTATTATTTATATCAACAAATTTAAATAACCCTAATAATTTACAACCTCTTTTATTATTTTGAAGTTGCCATTCAATATAATCTTTCACCTTATCTTCTAAGCTTTCATCATTGCTCTTAGTAACTTCTAATCCTAAGTATTCTCTTGCTTCAATATAAGACTTATTATTAAGTTTTGAAATAAAATCTATTGCATCTCCTTGCTCATTACATCCCCAGCATTTAAACCTTTGCTTATTTGCATCTGGAAAGAACTTTACTGAAAGTGAAGGAGTTTTATCTGCATGGAACGGACAACATATATATCCATCCCTATTAAATCTACTTCCTGTTTCAGATTCTATGAGCTCCTTTAAATCTATATCTTGCAATTCCACTATCTCACCCCCCTATATCTCGAATCCTATGGAAGTTTCTCTATCTGTAAGTTTTCTTTCTAATACAGATTCTAATATTTTTTGAGTTTCACTTAACTTTTGAGTTATTAGATTAAATTGAGGTAAGTATTTTTCACTCTCCTCTAAAGCATGCGTCTTAAAATAATGCTCTGCATTTATTCTTCTTATTAACCAATAATTAAACCTTCCTTTAAGGGTTAATAACATTAGCGTTTTTTTATCCAAGTTACCTACCTCCTTTCAAATTAATCTTCATAACTATACTTACATCTTCCTGTGCTCTTAGTTCCTGTAAATTCAGGAATACACTTCTCTTCAAATTCTTTATAAATCTCACATTCTGAGCAACTCTTAATACAATTTCTGCAGTTGTAATGAAGTATTAATTCCACTAATTTGAAATAATCTTTATTATCCTCGTATGCTACTTCAATTTCACTAGATACTCTTTTCTTGTAGGTATCTATTTCATACTTACTACTTACAAATATTTGAGTTTGTTTTATTGCTTTATTGAATGATTTTATAGCAGTTTTATTTAATCTTGGTAAAACTCCATTTAGTATAGGCTTAACTAGATAAGTAACGCTTCTCTTTAGGTCTCCTTTTTCCTTGGCAGTAAATAAATCACCTTTAACAAACTGTTCTGTCATTTCTGCGACCTTAAGAGCTGCTATAATATTTAATCTTTCAGTTGTACTTAAATAATCTTTCATTACCATACAAGCTCCTTCAATCTATTGAGTTTTTCTTGTTTGAACCTATTAACCTTATCTTCATTAACAAACTCCCTTAAATGAACACACATGCTAATTGTTTCAGCTAATCTTTGCTCCACATTACTTTCTCTATCTCTTAATGACTTGCTTATAGACTTTTGAAGGTTACTAAGTACTTCTATTGCTGTATTAAGCAATTCTACTTCACATGTTGTATTGGTGCTTATTTTATAGCAATCTATAACTTGTAAATCATACATGACGCTTAATTGACTACACATTATTTCAACATCAGCAATTTCTTCTTCTATGTTATTTTCTCTTTCAATCATCTTATTGTTAACTGCACTAATAAGTTCTGCACATTCTTCCATAGCAACCACCTTTTGTATTGCCTGCCCAAATGTATTAACAGCCTTGTTACAAATTAATAATTCTTCATCTCTACTAATTACATTCAAACTTCTCATCCTCCCAAATGTTCTCTTCTTCTCTCCAATTTATCTCTGAACAGTATCCTCTAGTTTTAAGAGTTTCATAAATATACGCCTCACAAGTGTTATATATTTCACTCCCAATTACATCCTTGCTTATTGGTCTTATCAAAGTGTTATATCTAAGTTCAATTCCCTTCTTTATCCTGTTATAAAGTGATTTGGGATTATATTCACTTCTATAATTTCCTGTTCTAATATTTACATCATAGTTAGGATCTTCTACTAAAACAAAAAACTTAATTTTATGCATATTTAAATGTGCCATTTCAGTTTTTATCCTCACACCATCATCCTTAAAATTTGATGCAAGTTCATCTATACAGGCCTTTCTCTCTATTGTAATATCCATATCAAAGTAGATATCTCTATCTTGTCCTTTAAATGAACCCTTAGGTAGCATGCAAGAATAATCACCAAATTCGAGTTTTTTAACTATATATTTAATCTTATGCTTATCAAACCAACTTAAAATGTGGCTATTATTTTGCTCCCTGGTATCAACAATAATTGTTGTGTTCTTCTTTATATTGTCTATCTCTTTATCTGTAAATCTGTAATTCACCTTATCCCTCTTTTCTATAAAAGGGTAGGAAATAACCTACCCACTTATCAGTTTTCTTCTAAAATGGCATATCTTCATCATTTACTGGAGTAAAGTCATCAAATCCACTTGAAGTTGTACTGTTATTACTTGGATTTAAAAGCTTATCCTTAGGTACTTCAACTCTACCTTCTTTTACATCATCTACAGTTCTGAACCCTGTACACTTAGTTGAAAACTTCTCTTCTCCATAACTGTTGTAATATTGTTCTCTTCCGAAAACTCCACCAACTAATTTTCCCTTAAAGCAATTACAGAAATTATCTCCCCATTGAACTTTAAATCCTGGATTAGATTGTTCTACCATTTCTATAAAAGTCTTAAAACCTCTTGATGTATTTCCATCTTTATCTAATACAAGCTGCCTTACAGTTCCACCTATAGGCCATTTCTTAGGCTCCCTAGTATCATTCTTATAACTATCTGTATAATAGTTAGGTTGTTTATCTGTTGAGTGAGTATCAATATAAATTACCAACATATCTTTGTTAGTTCCTCTTGTCTTTGTTTCTTCAACTTTCATAACAACACATATGTGCCCTCCTAATTCTAATGGCACAAATGATCCAAAAGCTTGTACATTATCATATCCTTGTGGTTTTTGCATAATTAATTCTCCTCACTTTCATTTAATTCATAATATTCTCTAATGGCCATATCGACTAATTTAAGATCATTATCTATTTCTCTCTCAAACATATCCATTGGACTTTTACAGGTTGTAAATCCATCACTTTGAGTTATAAATTTATGTGTATTTCCATCTGTTTCACATAGCAGTACTATGCTAAATAATCCTTCTAAGGTTAATTGACTATCTATCATCTTTCCTGATGTTTTAGCTTTAATTTTTCCATTATCACCAATTTCACAATGATGAAGAAAATAAACTATTACATCATCAGGTGTTCCAGTGATAATAAACTGTATTAGATTTCTAAAATTAAGAGCTATATCAGTAAACTTGTTATAACCAACCTCTTTAGCTCTATCAAACATTTCAAATGCCATTAGGTATTGACTGTCATCTATTACATATCTCTTTAACGTAGGCTTACTTAAGGCCTTTGTGATATGCTCATATTTTGCATTATTTATCTTGTTAAGTTTCTTTTTGAAAGGTAGTGGTTTACCTGCTACATTAAAAATTCCCACTTCATCTTTTTCAAAATTTCTAAGGCTTGTACTTTTACCACTTCCACTTTCTCCAAGTATTAATACTGGTAATCCCATATATTCATCCTCCTATCTAAAATGGTCCACAACTTCCGTGTAATTTATCTTTATGTTCCTGAAGATTTTCTTCATATGTTTCTATCTGCTCTTTAAGTTCCTTATTCTCATAGCTTAACCTTAAACATTCTTCTTCCCATTCATCTGTTGTTTTCTCTTTCATTTCCTTTAATAATCTATCTGGAAATGCCCATAAATCCTCTTTATTTAATTCAAGTTGTAAAATTAAATACTCACCTTGATAAAAAGCCAATATAATTGAGTCATTATGATGTGTTACTACTGGATCAGTCTTTCCATTAGTTAAGTTAAGTAAAACAGATACACCTGCCATCTCTAAACACCTACTCTACTTTCACTGTAATAGTTTCAGTTTCTTCTATAGTCACAAATGGAAGTACTTCTCCAGTTTCCTTATCTACTCCATCTTTAAACACTTTCTTAAGTTCTGTCTTATTAACTTCTTCCTTAACTCTAACTAACTCTGGCTTATTATCTTTAAGATACTTAACTAAAGCTTCCTCGTTTTCGTAATTCCATTTGCTGCTCTTTCTCGCTGTAACTTTTCCATATGGTGTAGATAACTTAAACTTCTTATCATTTGCCCTCTCATTCTTGTAATACTCTTCAAGTAAGAAGCTAAAGTATTGCTTATCTGCTTCATATTGCTTTAATTCTGCATCTCTCCAAGCTGTTATTCTTTCTATCTCCTCTTCTGCTGTAGCTTTTATATCAGCTTCCTTATTCTCTATTGCCCTAAGTTTTCTAAACGCCCAAGTCGCTCCTTCTAAATTTTCAATTTTAAAACCTTCTCTTTGATCAATAAGATCATTTTCTATTAATAAATTATTCATATACTTGCCTCCTAAATCTTTTTCTGTGTTATAATAACTGTGAGATTTTTAACCTGTTACCTGGGATACTTTGGTCGGTGCCTGGGTAACTTTCTTTTTATCTTGTCTTTTTTTATAAGCTCTAATTTTCATTCTGATACCACTTTCCGTAAAACCATATATCTTGCCTATTTCCTTCCATGAATAACATTCATATCTTAGGCTTAGTATCTCAAGGGCTAATCTATCTTTTTCTTCATCAGGCATCTTCCTAGTATTTGAAGCCTTAGTTTGCTTGGGACATCTTATACCTATTTCAAATAGTGCCTCATCAACTTCTATAGGCTTAAGTATTGCTAAACAAAAAGCACACCAATTGCCATCCACTTTAACTAACTCCTTTCTTCCCCCCACTTAATAGCATTACTATTTAAAAGTAATAATTTTGCTGTTTTTCTGCTAAATATTCTCCTCAATCCTAACAACTCCTTAAATACACATTTAGATTCATATAGAATAATTTCATAAAGTCTTTTTTATTTGTTTTCACCCCAAAAGCTATTCTATTAACCTTGATATCATCTTCTGTCATTTTCATTACCTCTGAAATAGTAACTTGTCCATGTTTTATTAATACTGCTTTTATTCCTCTGATTTCCTTATTTCCCATTGTTATTACCTCCATAGTATTTGTCTAACTCAACTTTAACTTTTTTATAAAGATTTTTTTCTGTTTTTAAATCTCTAGACAATATTCTTGAAGTGTCGATATCTCCAATAGAATCGCATATATCAACTGTGTTTTGTTTTCTTTTTATGCTTGTCCCTAAAGCATGCTTTAGAGCATTTAACTCATACTTACTCAAACCATTAAACATTATTTATCTCTCCTAATATCATCAACCATCTGTCTATATTTATTAAATTCATCTATACACTTTGGACATAATTTTATTCCTAAAACCTCTGTTAAGTTATCTGTTTCATTACAACAATGACATCCTGGAGTATACTTTTTTAAAATTATGTTATCCTCATCTGTAAAGAATTCTACAGGATCACCTTCATTGATATTTAATACTTTTCTTGTTTCCTTTGGTAAAGTTACTCTTCCTAATTCATCAAGTTTTCTAATTATTCCAGTTGCTCTCATGACATTACCTCCTTAAAATTAATAAATCCTACTTTTTAATCATTTGATATTTAACTATTTGGCTATTTCAGTCGCCTTCTCAATCACTCCTTTCATAGTGTTAACACCATATTTTTTTATTAGCCCATTTGCTAAGATTCTATGGAACTCTTTAATAGTTTCTTCATCTGGAGCTACTCCAACAACAAATTCGAAATCTTTCATATAAAATTCCTTTAAAAAATTAATCTGTAATATACTATTCAAATATAAGTTTTGATGTTACTAAGCTTTTGATAATATTTCAGCTAATACTGGGATTACATTATCGTAATACCTAAAGCTCTCAACTTCTTTACTTGAATATCTAGACTTATCATGAAATAGTTTTCCATATTTATCTGTTTTAAGATTATGCTTATTAGTAAGAATCCCAACCTTAGTAGAAGTTATACCTAACTCATTTCCAATCTCTGTAGCTGAATAAGTTTTTCTTTCTGCTACTGGTAATGGTAATATTGCTTTTCCTGTTATTATTTCTGTAGCTTTACTTTGTAGGACTTGTACATATTCTTTAGATAAATTAGGATTATTAGATATCTTAAGTAATATATTTGCTTCTCTTGCTCTAGCATTTTTCAATCTTGCTTCAATTTCTTTTTCTTTAAGTGAATTGTCTACTTTTACTGGCTTTACTTTTCCATTTGAAATAACTTCTTTCATTTGTTCAAATCTATCCATATATCTATCTGTGAATAAATTTCCTTTTGTTCCAGTAGTCTTATGTGCTAAAAATTCACAACCTCTTTTAGTAACTAGGAATTCTCTATTAACCTTGCCACTTGCATCTACATAAGTACTTTCTTCCCAATATTTACTGAAGCCAATTTTGGCTTTAGCTAAATCTTGATTTATACCATCAATCTTTCTTAATAACTTTCCATGTTCTTTAATTTCCATCATTGCAGCAACTTCTCTGCTTGATAATTTTTGTTCAATTTGTTTATTCATTTTTTCCTCCTTATCCTGTAATCTTGAAATCCTTAAAAATTTCATCTGTTGTACAGTTATATGCCTTAGCTATTCTTACAACTAATTCTGCAGATGGAGTTCTATGTCCCTGCTCCAATTTATAGAACATACTTTTACTTATTTTAAGTTTCTCCAACGCTTCTTCTGTATCTAATCCTGCGTTAATTCTTCTTATTCTTATAGGTGTTATTTTCATTTCTCTTTTCTCCTTTCTTAAAATTTGTAATTATCTTTTATTATGTTAGGTGATGTTTTAATCATCTTTCGAGATAATATTATCACGTTTCAAAATATTTTAAAATCTTCATTTTATCACGATACGATATATTTTTCATCACCATTTAATATAATCTCTTTATTTCTTTATTTTCCTTATAATTTCTTGAATTTTTTATTGATTTTATCTTTAAAAGTGATAAAATTATCACGAGGTGAATTATTATGTTAGGTGATAAAATCAAATCGTTAAGAAAAGAAAAGAGAATTACTCAACAAGAAGTTGCCAATGCAATAAAAGTTGCTCAATCAACAATAGGTATGATTGAAAGCGGTAAGAAAACTGGAAGTCCTCAAACTTTAATTAAACTTGCTGATTTTTTTGGAGTTACTGTTGATTATCTATTGTCTGATGACAAAGAACTAGAAAAGGTAAAAGCAAATTCAAAGACTATAAAAAATGATTTCCCTATAATTCCAGAACAATTTACTGACCCAGAAGAAGCAAGGGCCTATGTTACAAAACATCAAATCTTTGGATACGGTGGATTTGACCCATACAGAATGAGTGATGAGGATATTCTTAATTTTGCTAATGAAATGATAAACCAAGCAGAATTATTAGGATATAAATACATGAAAGAAAAACATAGATAATCCTACCTTTAATGGAGTGAGATTTTATGAGATGGATTAACGAAATAGTAGACGGTATTCTTGACATATATAAAACAAATAGTCCATATGAACTATGTAACTATCTAAATATAAAAATAGAAAAAGTAGAAAGTAACTCCTTCTTGTTACAAGGAAATGATTCAATATACTATAGAAATTATTACGAGAATGAAGTTATTTTTATAAGAAATGACTTGTATGGCCATGATGAAGAATTCAAACTTAGACATGAAATAGGTCATGCAGTCTTACATGATATACCTAGCTCTAGATATACCAATATCGGAAAATTAGAGCGACAAGCTAATTATTTCGCATTAGCTTTAACAGGCTTTAAACTTGATTTAATTAAAATACAAGGAAAAACATTAAAAGAAATTGCCAGTTGTGAAAATGTTCCTTATGAACCTTTAGCTCAACTAGTTAATTTATAAAATAAAAAAAATATATTTTGGCAAAGGAGATGTTTTTTATGGATTTATTTAACAAAAAGAAAGTAGCTGCCCTTTCTAAAGAAATAGAAAGATTAAATCAAGAACTGAATACTCTTAAAATTGTAAAAGATCAAGAACTTTATAAATTAAATCAAGAACTAGAACATCTTAAATTAACAAAAGATGAATTAAGTTATGTAAATCTAAAACAAGATTTAATAAAATTAAATGATGATATTAATTCTAAACAAAACAATATTAATAATTTGAATAACCAAGAAAAATTATTGCTTGAAGAATGTGCAAGAATAACTGATAAAATAGAAAAAGATTCAAAAAAACTTTCAAAAATTAAACCATTATATTCAGCAATTCAAAATATCATAAATAAATACTCAGAATTAGACATATTTAATAATAATATTGATAAAATCAGGTTAACATATCAAGAAGAACTTATTGATGAACTTGCACCTACTGTTACCTTACATCTGCATAGTATGGATGTGAAATCTTTAAGACAAGCCTTCAATATAAACAAAAAAGCTATTGATGCTGTTTTAGCAAAATACGAAAAACGCTATACTACCAAAGCTAACTTGGCAATATACAGACTTATGGTAATTGCACTAAGAGCAGAATTACAAAATGTACTATTTAATCTGAAATATAGTCAAATAGATAAAACAATACAGGATATAAAAAGTATAACAACAAAATATTTAGCTATAGCTGATGATGGAAACAAACAAATCTTAGGAACTCTAACTAAGTTTATATCCGAAATAGAATATTTATTTATAGAAGCTGCACAAATAGAATATGAATACTATATTAAAAAACAAAGAGAAAAAGAAGAACAAGCAGCCCTTAAAGAACAAATGAAACAAGAAGCTGAAGAAAGAAAACTCTTAGCCCAACAGCAAAAACAAGTTGAAAAAGAAGAAGAAAAGTATAAAAACGAAATTTCAAAAATTCAAGAATTAATAAATAACTCTGATGATGATATTAAATTGAAAGAACTACAAGATAAAATTTTAGAATTACAAAATTTACTTGAAAAAGTAGAAGATAAAAAAGATGAAATAATAAGTAGACAAAATGGAAAAGCTGGTTATGTATATGTAATAAGTAACCTTGGTTCTTTCGGTGATAATATATTTAAAATCGGAATGACCAGAAGAATAAATCCGATGGATAGAATATCTGAATTGAGTAGTGCATCAGTTCCATTTTCTTTTGATGTACACTCATTTATTTTCTCACATGATGCTGTTTCTTTAGAGCAAGAATTACATAGAATATTAAATAATCAAAGGGTTAATAAAATCAATTTAAGAAAAGAATTTTTCAAAGTAAATATAGATGACTTAAGAAAAATAGTTGATAATATAGATCCTTCTGCTGAGTTTAATACTACAATGTTAGCAGAACAGTATAGAGAAACATTAGCTCTTGAAGAATAAGTATTCAGCTACTTTGTAGCTGTTTATTTTATAGTTTAAAATAACATCTATTCGTTAAGGAGATGATAAATTGAACACCATTGCTATTTATACTCGTAAATCTAAATTCACTGGAAAAGGTGAATCTATTGAAAATCAAATAGAAAAGTGTAAAAAATTCATCGAATTTAAATTTAATATCGATAGTGAAAATGTAAATATTTTTATTGATGAAGGTTTTAGTGGTAAAAATGAAAATAGGCCTCAATACCAATTAATGATGGAAAAGATAAAAAAGAAAGAAATAGACTCTATAGTTATATATCAACTTAATAGACTTGGTAGAAATGCTAGAGATATACATAATACTATGCAATTATGTGATGATCTTGGAGTCATAATTTATAGTGCTACTGAAGGTTTTGATAGCTCTACTAGCTTTGGTAGAGCTGTTATAGGTATACTTGCTTCATTAGCTCAACTAGAGCGTGAACAACTTGCTGAACGTGTCAAAGATAACATGTATACCCTAGCTAAAATGGGTAGATGGCTTGGAGGTCAATCACCTTTAGGTTTTGATGGTTCTAGAGAATACTATATTGATGAAACTGGTAAAGAACGTTCTATTACCAAGTTAAAAAAGAATGAGGAAGAATTAAAATTAGTTAAACTATTATATGATAAATATCTTGAAGAAAAATCTTTATCACAAGTTGGAAAATGGGCGCTTATTAATCATCTTACGGGAAAGAACGGAGGTAATTTAAATAAGAACGCAATCAATGTAATTCTCCAAAATCCTGTTTATGTAAAATCTTCAAAAGAAGTATTTGAATATCTATCAAATGAAGGTTATGAGGTATGCGGTGAACCAAACGGAAATGGTCTTTTACGCTATGGTAAAGATGATGAACCAATAGTAGCAACTGCTAAACATAAAGGGGTAATACCTTCTGATCAATGGATAGAGGTTCAAAAGATATTAAAGGATAATGCATACAAAGCCCCACGTATGGGAAAAACTAACACTGCTCTTCTTACTGGTTTATTACGTTGTAAATGCGGATCTACAATGAGAATATCATATGGTCAAAAAAGAAAAGATGGAACTAAACCATTTTATTATATTTGTAATATGAAAATTAATAGCGGTGGTACTAGATGTAATTTAAAAAATTTAAATGGTAATTTATTCGAAAAGAATTTCATTCAATTTCTAAAAAATTATAGTAAAGAAACATTATTTACTGAATTGCAAAAATTACTAAACAACAGTAAAGATTTAGAATCTACTATATCATCTAATAAAATTGATGTTGAAATTGAAAAATCTAATAAAGCTATAAAGCAAATATTAAACAAACTAAAATTAACTGATGATGATGAGCTTTCAAAAATATTATTACAAGAAATTAAAGTTGAAAACAATAAGCTAAAAGCATTAAGTAAACAAAAGGAAGAATTACTAAATGATCAATCTGAGGTTGTTATCACTCAATCTGAAGTTCTTGCAATCTTAGATGATTTAGATAATTTTCAAAAAACTTTTGATGATTTAAATTTAGAAGATAAACAAAAAGCATTAAAATCACTGATAGAATCTATCACTCTAACTGATGATAAATTTATAGTAGATTTTAATATTAAAAAAAAACTAGATAATGCTATAAATAAATTATCTAGTCTATTCGCAAAATATAAATCATCGCAATTAAGACATCCATGCCGAAGCTATATGTACAGGCACCCTAGCTGGCCATAATTCAGTAAGACTAGCACTAGGATTGCCACTTCTTATCCTTCCAAGTTCAATTGCTATTGGAGATATAATTTCATATGAAAATGAACAATCTAAAACTAGAGATGGAAGAAAGGTAAGATATACTTTTGCAGGTGCTGGCTACTTTAAGAGAATGCAAGAACTAGGACTATATACACTTAATATAAAAGAAATCAAGAATAAAGTAACTAAACTTAATTTAGATAATATATTTAATACAAAACTTTGTTAAAAGCATAAGTAAAAGAGCTGTTTATTAAAACAGCTCTTTGTTATTAATATCCTGTTACTTCTTCTTTGTTAATTATCTTTATAATTGAACTTGTTCCAAGTCTTGAAACACCAAGGTTAATAAAGTCTTCTGCAGTAGCTAAATCTCTTACTCCTCCAGCTGCTTTTATCTTTACATTTGGTCCAACATGCTTAACGAAAAGCTCTATATCTTCTCTAGTTGCTCCACCTGTTCCAAATCCAGTTGAAGTTTTAATGAAATCTGCACCTGCATTTGTTACAACCTTACACATACTAATCTTTTCTTCTTCAGTTAGGAAGCAAGTTTCTATTATAACCTTAAGTATTTTAGAACCACAAGCCTTCTTAATTTCTCTTATTTCTTCTTCAATTAGGTCATACTTCTTATCCTTTACATGACCTAAGTTAATAACCATATCTATCTCATCTGCACCATTTGCAATGGCATCCATTGTTTCATAGATTTTTGTAGCTTTTGTCATATATCCATTAGGGAATCCTATTACTGTACAAAGAGCTAATTTATCTCCCACATAATTTTTCGCTTCTCTTATGTAAGATGGAGGAATACAAATTGAAGCAACTTCATACTTCATTCCTTCATCACAAATTCTCTTAATATCTTCCCATGTAGCTGTTTGAGATAACAAAGTATGATCAACAGTGCTTAAAATTTTCTTTTTATCCAT